CGCTCTGCTCAAGATGCTCTCGATGATGCTCAGCAAGATGCTGCAGTACGTCCCGAAGATGGTGGACACCGGTCTCAAGCTCCTGATCGGCATCCTCACGGGCATCGCCAACAACATCGGCAAGGTCATCGACACGGCCACCAAGGTCGCGGTCAACTTCATCAACGGCGTTGCGCGCAACCTCCCGAAGATCATTCAGGCGGGTGTGAACCTGATCCTGAGCTTCATCAACGGGGTCACCAAGGCGATTGACCAGAACGCCGAGAAGCTCGGTGCTGCTGGTGGTCGTCTGGCAGTCGCAATCGTCAAGGGCATGGCCAAGGGCATCATGGCCGGCCTCGGCGAGATCAAGAACGCCGCGGTCAGCGTCGCCAAGTCTGCTCTGGACGGCGCCAAGAACTTCCTGGGGATTCACTCTCCCTCGAAGGAGTTCGAGAAGGTCGGCAACTACGTCAACGACGGTTTCCGCAAGGGCCTCGATGGCAACAAGAAGCAGGTCTACGACGCGTTCAACGACCTCAAGAAGATGCTCAAGGACCTCTCCAAGAGTTCCAAGGCGTCCTCCTCTGAGCGAAAGAAGGCGGCCTCTGCTTACACCGAGCTGACCAAGAAGCTCAACGATGAGAAGTCTGCAATCGGTAAGCTCGCCGACAAGTACGACGGGCTCACGGAGAAGATCAAGACCGCCGACGAGGCGTACAAGAACGCGATCAAGACCCGTGACGACTACCGCAAGCAGATCACTGACCAGTACTCGGACATGGCCAGCCCCACGGGGGATATTTCGGTCGACGACTACATCAAGAACCTGAAGAAGCAGGTTGAGGACACCAAGGTGTTCTCGAACGATCTCCAGAGGCTTCGCAAGATGGGCCTCAACGACGAGACGTACAAGGACCTGTTGGGTCAGGGTGTCAGTGCTCTTCCGTTCGTCGAGGATCTCCTCAAGAACGGCAAGGGAGACATCGACGAGATCAACAAGCTCGGGAAGGAACTGGACCAGGCAGGCTCTGCGCTCGGTAAGACGGCGTCGACCAACCTGTACCAGGCTGCGGTCAACTCGGCCAAGGGTTTCCTCGACGGGCTGAAGGCTCAGCAGAAGGCCATCGAAGCCGTGATGGACGCCATCGCAGCCAAGATGGTCAAGGCGATCAAGGCCAAGCTGAAGATCAAGTCTCCGTCTCGCGTCTTCATGGAGATCGGCGACTACACGGGCAAGGGCCTTGCCAAGGGACTGGAGGGTACCTCCAAGATCGTCGCCAAGTCGGCGGAGAGTGTCGGTACGGAAGCTGTGGACTCTGTCCGCAAGTCCATATCCGGGTTCTCCGACCTGATCACGAGCGACATGGCTACTCGACCCACCATCACCCCGGTGCTGGATCTGACCAACTTCCGCAAGGACGCTGCTCAGATGGGCCAGCTGCTTCCCACACAGGGCATATCGCTCGACGCTGCATACGCCAAGGCCAAGTTCGTGCGCGATGCGCTCGCAACACAGAGGGCCGCGGCTGCACAGGTAGAGGACGCCGCTGCGGCGGGCACTGTCAACTACACCCAGATCAACAACTCACCCAAGGCTCTGAGCGAGGCGACGATCTATCGCCAGACGAAGAACCAACTCTCCACCGTGAAGGGAGCTCTGTCGACTAGTGCTTCAACTGGTTGAGGTTCGAACCCGACAGGGCGACCTGCTGAGTCTGCCCCTGGATGATGACAGCTCGGGTTTCCGCGTTGCTGACGTCCAGGGGCTAGACCCCGTGAAGGCGAATCTCGTCTCATCGAGCTTTGCCAACATGGACGGCGAGGAGTACCAGTCGAGCCGGCGCGAAGCTCGGAACATCAAGCTGCAGATCGAACTAGATCCCGACCCGGAAGCCGGTGACACGGTGTACGGGCTTCGGAAGCAGATCTACAAGTTCTTCATGCCCAAGTCCGAGGTCACGTTCCGGTTCTACATGTCGGACGGCCTGGAAGTGGACATCGTAGGACGCGTGGAGACATGCGAAACCGCGATGTTCACCCAGGAACCCGCGGTCGATATTTCCGTGATGTGCTTCAAGCCGGACTTGTATGAGCTCACCCCCGAGCTCGTCGAGGGAACGACCACGTCCGGCGACGTTCCCATCACCATCGACTATGCGGGCAGCATCGAGACGGGCATCCAGCTCACTCTCCTTGTCGACCGTTCGCTGCCGGATTTCAGCGTCTACCACGTCCCGCCCAACGACGAGACGAAGACGATGGACTTCGACAACTTCCCCCTGATCGCTGGGGACGTGCTGGTCATCAGTACTGTCCGCGGCGCCAAGGGGGCGACCCTGACCCGAGCGGGAACCACTACGTCAGTCCTGTACGGCATCTCGCCTCAGTCCAACTGGATCGAGTTGCAGCCGGGCACGAACACCATTCGTGTTGCCGCGGAAGGGGCTGACATCCCGCTGACCATCCAGTACATCAACAAGTACGGAGGTCTGTGATGGAGGCGTATGTCCTCGATCCTCTCCTCCGGCGGATCGCCGTCATCGATCAATTCGAGTCGCTCATCTGGACCGAACGGTTTGCAGCCTTCGGTGACTTCCAGATGGACATCGAATCGACGCCGGCGTTCCGAACACTCTTGTCCAAGGGCACTCTGCTGGCCATGAACGAGTCATATCGTGTGATGATGGTGGAAACCATCGAGGACGAGACAAGCTCGGATGGCCGGCGGATGCTCTCGGTCAAGGGACGGTCGATCGAGGCTCTCTTGCTCGACCGGGTGGCCAAGAACTCAACGGCAGACTTGACTACCTCGCCAAAATGGGAGATCACAGACGAGCCTGCCGAGGTCGCCCGGAAGATCTTCCACGACATTTGTGTCACGGGGGTGCTCGACATCGCGGACGTCATCCCTTTCATTCACGAGGGATCGTTCCTGCCCCCGGACACTGTCGCGGAACCGGTCGATCCGATCACGGTAGAGCTGGACCCCACCACGGTCTACGACGCCATCGAGGATATTTGCAACGTCTGGAGCCTAGGCTTCCGGCTGCTGCGGAACTTCGACGCGTCCGAGCTCTGGTTCGATATTTACACGGGTAGCGACCGTACCGCGTCACAGACCACGCTTCCGCCTGTCATCTTCACTCCGTCTCTGGACAACCTCCAGGACATCAAGGAGCTGACGACGATCGACAAGGCCAAGAACGTCGCGTACGTATATTCCCCTGCTGGCTTCCTCAAGGTCTACGCCGCTGGCGTGGACGAGGACGTGGAGGGGTTCGAGCGCCATGTTCTGGTCGTGAACGCAACGGACGTCACTTCCGAGACCACCGATATTCCCGCTGCACTCCTGCAGAAGGGGATGGAGGAACTGGCCAGGAACCGCGTCAGTCAGAGCCTCGACGGTGAGATCGCTCAGAACAGTCAGTACAAGTACGGCGTGCACTACAACCTCGGCGACATCGTCGAGATGCGCACCACGGACGGCGTTACCAACAACATGCGGGTGACCGAGCAGATATTCGTGTCTGACCGGGAAGGCGAGCGAGCATACCCGACGCTGGCACTCAACACCTTCATCACGACCGGCTCGTGGTTGTCCTGGCTGAACAACAAGCAGTGGATCGAGCTCACCACCGAGGAATGGATCGACCAACCGTAGGGAGGTAACAGATGCCGATCGGTGATCAGGCAACAGCCGCCGGCTATCCGCTGGTCCCTGAAAGCGGAGAAGAAGGACGCGTTCGCTGGGGTTCGCGGGAGATCAACCGTACCCGTGACTTCATCGCCGCGGTCAAGGCGCTCATCCCCGTGGGTAAGTCGGGGTACCGCTCTGCGGCTGGTATCACGTCGGGAACGGCAGACCCCAACCCGGCAACGGGGTCCGACGGAGACATCTACCTCAAGATCATCAGTTAGGTGTCGCCGTGACCGACTACACGAAAACCACCGGTTCCACGGGCAAGATGATGATCCGGGACACCGGGTCAGACGTCGAGTTCTGGTTCAAGGCCGGATATTCGTCGGACTGGTGGAACGGAATGCCGTTCAACTGGACCGCGAACGGGTCGACGACCAGCAAGACGATCAACTACCCCACGGGTGCCGACTGGTACAAAGTCGGAGAGGTTCGGGTCACCGAGTCCCAGACTGTGACGTTCCGTCTGACGGATGGTTCCAGCTCTTCGGGTATCGGTGGCCCGACATCTTTCCCGCAGGCCATCAAACGGGACACAATTCCCGCAAAGCCGTCTACACCGGTCATATCTAGCATTACGGCTACCTCCGTTCACGTCACGTTCTCGGACGGGTCGAACGGCGGAGATGCCATCGATGCCCGACAGATTGGGTACGGCACCAGTTCAACATCGGTTCAGGACACCGTGTCCTCGGACCGGTCGACGACGATCACAGGTCTTTCGCAAGGAACGACCTACTATTTCTGGGCCAGGACGCACAACTCCGAAGGTTGGAGTGCCTGGTCCGGTCGAGCGTCGGCGAAGACTCTAAAGGGACCTGGGGCGCCTAGCGCTCCTCTCTTGTCGAGTGTCAGAGCAACCAGCGTAGACGTTGCGTTCTCTGCACCCTCCGACACCGGCGGGTCCACGATTACCGGTTATCAGATCGGTTACGGGACATCCTCATCTGCGCCGGTGAGTACGGTCTCTGCAACTTCGCCGCAAGTAGTCTCGGGGCTTGATCCAGGAACCGTGTACTACTTCTGGGTTCGTGCCCGGAACTCTGTCGGTTGGGGAACCTGGTCGGCCTACCGTAGCGTTCGGACGGTTGCCGGCGCCTATATTCGTGTAGGGGCAGAGATGAAGCTCGCGGTCCCCTACGTAAAAGTGGGAGGCGTATGGGAGATCGCTGAGCCCTGGATTCGCAACGTGGGCGTCTGGAAACGCACCACTTAGGGGAGGAATTTACGTGAACTGGCTGCAGGTAGCCCTGGTGGCAGCTGGCTCGGTCATGGCGTCGTCAGGCTTCTGGGCCTACGTTCTCCGTAAGACCAACCACAAGGACGCCAGAACAAGACTCACGATGGGTCTGGCTTACATCGAGCTGATGACCCTCGGAGGCAACTACATTCAGCGTGGTTTCATCTCCAGAGACGAGTACGAGGATCTGAGGAAGTACTTCTACGATCCGTACAAGGAACTGGGTGGGAACGGCGTTGCCGAGAAGATCATGAAGCAGGTCGAAGAGCTGCCCGTGACTCACCGGCGGTACGCCGAAGTGGCCGAAGTACGGACCCGAGAAGGGGAGCACATCAACAATGCCCGAGTCGTCGCACGCTCTGAAGAAGCCTCTGCTGGGCGATAGCGCGTACAACAAGCTGAAGCAGTCGACCACGGTCGTCCTGCCGGCGCTTGGCGCTCTATATTTCACCATGGCGCAGATCTGGCATCTGCCCAAGGCTGAAGAGGTCGTCGGCTCACTGGCCGCACTGAACACGTTCCTCGGGGTCGTCCTCGGGGTATCGACGCGTTCGTACAACCGCAGTGACGTCAAGTACGCCGGCATCATCGAGGTCGAAGACACCCCGGACGCGAAACAGCTCAACTTCATCCTCAACGAGGCCGCGGCTCCGCTGGAGCACCAGCCCGAGGTGACGTTCCGCGTCGACAACAGCAGCACGGGTGAAACTCCGATCATCAAACCCTAGAGTCACAGGGGTCGCAGGATATTCTGGCCCTGTAATGAGACCCCTACGACTCTTAGGAGAACCCCTTGATCACCCTCAAGGCTTCCACCATTGAGCCCACCCCGCTGGACGACGCGATCACGCGTCTGTTCGACTCGCTGCAGGGGATGGACCCCGAGTCCGAAGATTACTCCAACACGGCTGACCAGCTGGTCAAGCTCTACAAGCTCAACGACGAATCCAAGTCGAAGAAGCGCGTGAGCCCTGACACCCTGGCCAACCTCGCTGGAAGCATCTCCGGAATCATGGCCATCCTCATCTTCGAGAAGTCCGGACACATCATCGTGACCAAGGCGCTGGGCTTCGTGACGAAGCTCGCCCGGTAACAAGGCCACTTCAAATCCGCAGGAAATCAACGCAGACGCCGTGTAAGAGAACCCCACTCTTGCACGGTGTTTGTGTTTTTTCTAGGACTTTCATTTTTCGCACGATTTACCGGCCTTATGATGAGACCACCTACGAAAGGACCCCGCCGTGTTCAACCGCCGGAATCGTGCCCTCCAGGTGTCCGTAGTAAAAACGCCCAAGAATGACAACTCCGTCGACGCGCCCAAAGAGGCGTGCAGTCACCGAGAGCCCGAGCAGATCGCCGAGATCGCCAAGGACTTCGTGACGCACACCGCTAAGGCCGTCGGCGCCGTGATCATCACCTACGCGCTTTCTACCGCAGTCACCCGCCTGGTCGATAACCTGTCCAAGAACAGCGAATCCGAGTAAACCTCACCTATATTTGAAAAGCCCATCCCGCAAGGGATTTGGGTTTTCGTTTTGGCGAAAATTCCCGGCGGAGATTTTTGGAGGAAGGTCTGCTATGCGTTATCGGCTCCTGTGTTTTGCTGTTGCGTGCTTCATAGGCTTCTGGGCCGCGGGGAGATTCCTGGGCGTGTACTGATCTCGCAGAAAATACACGCTCTATAATGAGACCCCTACGTCTGGAGACCCCATGAAGTCCTGGAACGAAATTCAGAAGATGAACCGGGAAGAACTCGCCAAGGAGAACAACCGCCTCGCCAAGAAGCTGATCATGCACAAGCTCGTGATCCCCATCGCCGCGACCGTCGTCGTTCACTACGGCCTGAACTACCTGCTCAACAAGCTGGAAGACGCCCCCACGTCCGACTGAGACCCCTACCGCCAAATCTCACAAGCCTCAAGCCCCTAACAAGGGCTTTAGGTTTTAGCGACCTCGCAAGAATTACCTGCTTTATAGTGAGACCCCTACCACGTCTGGAGACCCCATGTCCAAGACCGCCACGTCCATCCCCACCGCCGCCATGCTGAACGCGCAGGCCGCTGACGAGGAGACCACCGACACCGTCGAGGAGTCGAACGAGACCTACACCATCACCTTCAACAAGAAGGCGCTGAAGAAGGCCCTGTTCGGCACCGTCGCCGCTGCCGCAGTCACCTACGTCGCGACCCGCCTGCTCGGCTCGTCGGACGATGAGGACTCGGACGAGACGACCGAAGACTGAGTTCACCGACCTCCCCAGGTCACTCAGAAGCCCATGCACCCTACCCAGGTGTATGGGTTTTCCTTTTTCGACACGAGACACAAGGACATCACTGATGGGCAACAGCCTCAAGTTCGCCGGTTTCCTCGGACGCGTCTTCCTCGTCAACACGGCGGCGGGTGTCGGTGCCGCGACCGGAGTGGTCGGGACCTTCGTCCTGGCGACCAAGCTCATGAAGCCCCAGCTGAAGAAGGCGTGGGACAGCATCCCCACCCCGGAGGAGAGCAAGTGAAGGTCACTTCTTTCCAGCTGTTCAAGTGGGCCTTCGCCGTCGCCGCTGGCTACGAGCTGGGTCGTACGATCCCCGTGGGACTGATCCAGGCCCTCAACAAGAAGAACCGGGCAGAGATCAAGAAGCGGTACCGGGAGGGCGTGAAGGAAGCCGAGAAGAACGGCAGGGCCGTCCGCCTCGTCCAGGACACCGAGACCCCTACAGGAGGCTGACATGGAATTCGGCATACTCGCTAAGAGAGCGGGAAAGGTCGCCGCCGACAACTCGCCGGCCATCCTGACCACGGTCAGTGTCGTGGGCACGCTGGCAACGGCGTACCTGACCGGCAAGGCGACGCTCAAGGCGTCCCAGATCATCAACGACGAGCAGCGCAAGAAGGACCCGATCGAGGTCCACGAGGACGACTACTACCTCACGACGAGGGAGAAGATCGACCTCACCTGGAAG